AAATTCTAGTGACTAAGGTGTCTTCCTCTGCTTTGTGCAGTTCGAAGTTTACAGCAACACTAGCATTATATAAGGCTTTTTCATTTACCACTACATAAGCCCAACTGGCTTGAACAGGTACTCTAAAGCATTCCACTCCAACCCCTGCATCTATGGGGGTACCGCTACTGGCATACACCAATATATCCCTGCCTGTTAGTAGATTGTCCGTATATATAGGACCTTGCATTGCCGTTGTGGAAATATGTCTAATTGACCTTGCGAACCAGTAGGCTTCGTTTATGGCAATTTTTTGACATACCTGATTGTTGTAAAATACCCTCCCAGTTTGAAAAACATCACACTGTTCCACTCCCGCTGGTACTATCGCAGGGAAAGTGTGGCCATCAGTAACTATCTCGACACTTTGAAATGGACCTAGTTTCTGGCTAATCAATTCACCAATATCTGTCTCGTCAACTTCAATTTTCCGCTCGTCTTCCTTTCTATCTCTAATGTTCTTTGAGTAAAAGTAAGATTCAAATATTGAAATTTGAGCTTGGTTGGCCAATAAGTTAAACTCTTGTGGAGTAATATAACCACGTTGCTCTTTATTCGCAAGGGCTAGTACTCTTTGATATACTGTGTCTACACTTATTGCCATAATTCTTTTTATGTTTCATGGTATGAAAGACCCCCTGTATTGGGGGCCTTTCTACCTATGGATGATTATTATTGTAATCGTTTCTCTATATTGGAGTATATCTCCATTCCTTCATCAGTCTTAAACCAATGCGCTAGCGCTGTATAAGGATGTTCATCAAAAGGAACAATCATCACCTTGCGCCCGTTTGATCCCCAGATAAAGTTCCGTTGATCCGATGATAGTCTTAGTATCCCAGCTTCAACAGCTTTGATACCAAAGTTTCTAAGCATCACGTTGTCATCATCGGCAAGTTCTAAGAACAGTTTAGGGTTATTACGTGCAAATACTAGTAAATCTCTTTTAAGCTCCTTAGAACTCAACTCTGATACACTAGAGCCAACCTCCACACGCATGATAGCTTCAGCCATGTCTATGTCTACGTTTCGTGCTGCGACTAAAGCGTCAACTTGCATGTTAAGCACATCGATCTCTTCCTCAGCTATTTTTGCTGGTTTAAACTCTTCGTATAAAGTATCTTTGTGAGGGTGGTATAAAGTAAGTAGTTTTTGTAAAACTGTTTTTTCTTTAGGTACAAACAAACTGCCAGATCTAAAAATAATGTGCTCAAGTCTTTGATCACCTTTCATTTCATCTACAAACGTTGTCGTTTGATTTTGGCAATACTTGAGTTCTCTTTCGTATCCTTTTTCTTCGTCAAAATGATATATGTTAGCAGCTTTGATCGATCTAGAGAGTGGCTTTTTTCCACCTTTTAATAAATACATCCTATCTTTAATCTCCCACTCGTTAGATGGTTTTAAACGTTCTCTAGCTTTTGGTTCTTCATAGTGTTGAACTGGAGTTTCCTCTAGTACAACGGTTTCCGTGTGAGGTTCTTGAACCTCTACTTTTTTTGTTTGCTTTTTAGCCATAATATAATATAATAAGAAATTAATATAAAACTACCCCACCCGAAGGCAGGGTAGTTTCACCAAATATATACCTTACTTCATTAACATGAAGTTGTTCGCTCCCTGTGTCACTAAGCAACGCTCAGATAACATGTGAACCTGCATCGCGTCAAGCGCTGATGTAGCAGCTCCAACTGAACCAGTTGTCCATGTCTTCATCTTGCGGTTGTCTGTAGCGGAAGCTCTGTAACGAACGTGTAGGAAAGGACGCTTAAGGTTCTTGCCTAACTGTTGATCATACACAGTAGATGTTCCAGCTGGAATAATAACTCCTCTGATTGCATTTGCTGAACTAGCAGCGTTGATGCCTCCACGAGTTGCGAAATCATTCAAGTAACGGAAGTCTGACTTATAGAAATCATAAGATCCACGACGGAATCCTGAGAATCCTAAGTTAAGAGCCATGTCCTCTTCGTTGTTGAACACTCCGTAAGAAGTACCTCCAGCACCGTAAGAATTCATAGAAGCAAGCATGTCATCCATAGCTAGAGACGTAGCCCTATTTACAAACATCATGTTCTCTTCAATAGCACCTTGCTTATCAAACTCCGCTAGTATAGCATCAAACTCAGCTAGGTCAGTAGCAGCGTTAACCCCTGTAATACCAGAAGTTAGGTTACCGCGATCTTCAATAGCTGCAAATAAACCCTCAGTACCAATACCGCCTACAACAGCAGCAACAGACCCAAGAATAGCATTTGACCCATCAGCAGTAGAGTTTGCAGTATTTAGCTCACCCTCAAGCATAGCCATCTCCAAGTGATCGTTGAAACGAGCACGAGTATCAGCCTCAGCTTTTAGATACCATAAGAAACCAGATTTGCCTTCTTCAGAAGCAATCTCTACCCAACCAACACGAGATGCATCAGAACCTGATACTTCGTAGTAGTCTTTCATAATGATAGGCTTATTTGAGAAAGTCTTGAAAGTTGGCTCGTTAGCTCCACGTGAGTCAGATCGGGCTGTACCACCTGCCGCAACAGAATAGCTATCACCTTTTCCAAACTCAGAACCGTAAACCAGTATAGTAACAGACTTTGAAACAGTGCTGTCAGCTAAGTTAGCTTGCCCATAAGGAGCTACGTTTACTAAAACACCGTTAACAAGAGTCACTAGACACTTAACGATACCGTTTGTAGCATCAGATACGATTATAGTATCGTTCACGCGGATACCGTGATCCGCAGCTGTGATTCCCGCTTCATCAATATCATCCTCGATAGTAATCTGAGAAGTGTTTCCACCTCCCCCGGAATCAGCACCAGCGTCGTCTCCACCTGTAGCAATTTTACCTTTGTAAGAAAGGTGTAAGCGACCTTGCTCAGACCAAATAACTTGGTCAGCGCTCATTGCTTCTTCAGCTCCTACTTGTGAAAGAAATCCTGAGATAGTTCGTTGTCCGAATACTTCAGCTTCTTTTTCCATAAGATCTGGTAAATATTGTTGTCCCCATCCACTTGAACCGTTAAGGTCTAGGTAGTTGGTTGATAGCGCTTGCTTTTGTGAAGCGGGTACGCTGTTTAAATTATCTCCTGCTGTAATAGCCATAATTTTTTAATTTTTAAATTGTTATTTTTTATTTTTAATTTTGAACTTAAAAGAGGCGGAATCATCACCTAGCACCCTTACTTTCATACCGCCTGACGCTTCACCTTGAGTGGATCTAGCGCTGGTGTTGATATTCTTGGCTTTGGCTACACTGTCTTTCAGTGCATCTACCTTGCCTTGTTCGTAAAAGTGATTAGCAACTGCATCTGGATTCATAGCTGTATACAAACCTTTGTGATATCCTTTAGCGTCGTTCATTGTATCATCTTCATTCAAAAACTTTTTGAAGAAGTTGTTTATGTCGCTTTGGGTTTCTTTTACTTGGCTTGCATCCTTAACGTTATATCTAAATCTTTTGTCTCCGACGTTATATTCAAAACCTTTGAATTTGTCGTTAAAAACCTGCTCGGTCTTTTTGTTAAATTTAGACTTCTGTTGTTGAGCTATTTTCTTCGTCTGCTCTGACTCTTTATTGTATCGGTCGAAGAAACTTATTGCTTTCTGCTGCTCTTCAGTGAGCTTGCTTCCAGCTTTAATCTCTTCATAGTATTTAGACTTTTGCCCGTCTAAGTAGGTCTTGGCCTCGGCAACTTGCTCTTTGAGGGCCAATTTTTTTCGTTTAATATCTCTCTCTTCCTCCATATCCTCGTCAAATGAGAAGTTATCTTCCATAAGAAAGTTTATCTCCTCCGAGTTTAAATGAGGTTTAGTTCTTTTGTAGTACTCAAGCAAAGCGTCTTGATCGTCTAAATCTTTAACGTCTCGATTGAGGTTGACATAATCAGCGAGATCTCCACCTGTATCATCCATGAAGTCCATTAACTTCTGAACGTTATCAGGTATAGCTTTCCCAGTCTCTTCATTTGCGTCAAGCGCTTCTACTATGTCTTCTTCTGTGACAATCTCCTCATCGGTAACTTCCTCAAGGGCTGGTACCTCCTCGTCAGAGACATTTTCTTGTGTAACTTGTTCAATACTCTCTTCGAGGTCTGTCTGAGATTCATCTGCTACTGGATTGCTTAAGTCTACTTTAATGACACCATCGTCGTCTTTACTTTCAAACTTGCTTAAATCTACTTCAGGTACTTGCTCCTCAGCAACCTCCACAACGGGAGGGTTTTCTTGGATGACCTCTTCGGTCACCTCTTCTTTTTTCACTTTAGCCATAATAAAATATTATATAATTAATTACCTATTTGTGGGTTGAACTTATCTAAACCCATTCCGCCTCCTAGTATATCATTACCTGAAGACTCAAACTTTTTAGCACTTGCCTTGACATTTTCTCGCTTATCTTTACCTGCCTCTTTCATACCCTCAAGCTTCTCCGTTGAATTACGCTCTTGATCGCGTAGAGAAGTATTAAGATCAAACTCAAACTGCATTAGTTCTTTTTTCAATCTAACCTCCTCTCTTAAGTGATGCAACTTTGTTTCAGCTTTAACTGACTCTAGTTGTATATCTGCTTGGGAGTTTATCTGACTCTTCTGTATCTCAGCCTGAGCAGCAGCTTGTTGAGTCTGTGTGTTAGCCTCTGCTTGGGCTTGCATGTTTTCTTGCTGGATTTTTTGATCGCGTTTTTGCTTTCTTTTACGCTTTATTTTCAGCAGTTGATTAGCTAGCTTTAAATTTCGCACCTCCCTAATATCTATGGCATCATCCAAATCTATTAGCGCTTGAGCTAAAGCTGTCTGTATGTTGTTCTCTAACATTTGCTTCTCCTCTTCATCCGGCTCAAGTTCTAAGAAAATACCAAAATCGTACAAGTGCAGTTCAGACATTTCTTTCAGTGTAGCAACGTTATGAGCTCCTATA